CGTTGACCAGCATGTCGGAGATGGCAAAATACCGCCACAGGGTACTGTTTCGGGATGTGGGTGTTTTGTACCGCAGCCCTTGCAGGCGCTTGTACTCGGTGGGATTGGGGATGCCGCAGTCATTCAGAAGCCGAGCGATGGCCGTTTTGCCCATGCCGGACACAAAAAGCGTGAACACCTCACGGACAACGGCGGCTGCTTCCTCGTCGATGATCAGGTGTCCCTTCCGCTCCGGATCCTTCTTATACCCATACAGGGCAAATGCACCGATATGGAAGCCGTTCTCCCGGCGGTTGGTCAGCACGCTGCGGATGTTCTCGGACATGTCCTCCAGGTACCACTCGTTGACCAGACCGTTGATCTGGCGCGATTTCTTGTTGCCCTTGTTGGCGGTGTCTGCGTTGTCCACGATGCTGACAAACCGAATCCCCCAGATGGGAAACAGGCCGTGAATGTACTTCTCCACCAGCTCCAGCTCGCGGGTGAAACGGGATTGCGTCTTGCACAGGACGATATCGAATTTCCGCTGCTCCGCGTCCTGCAGGAGTCGCATGAACTCCGGTCGGCGGCGATCCGAGCCGGTGTAGTCGTCATCGCTGTAAATCCGGTAGATCTCCCACCCCATTTCCGCCGCATACTGCAGCAGCATTGCTTTTTGGTTTTGAATGCTGTTGCTGTCGTCTGTCGCGCATTGCTTGTTCCGATCCTCTTCGGACAGATGGCAGTAGATGGCTGCTTTCATCACGTTCCTCCTGTCTGAGCATGATGAAACAAGCTTCTCACAAGATGAATATATCACATATTGCGTGGCTTGTCATTCCATCAAAAAGAGAGCGCCTGTCTGTGCGTTCGACATAGGGATTCAATCAAAACTCCGACTCTGAAGGTCGCTGGTTCGAATCCAGTCGGGCGTACGTCAAAACCCCCGGAATCTTGCGAGGTTCCGGGGGAGCGTTTTGGGGGAGGATATATCGTCCTCTCCATGGCGGACCACTGAGCAGGTCAGTTCAGCAAGTGTATGGCTGTCTCACACTGTAGGGCACGCCTGTTGATGGAGAGCAGCCTTACAGTTCTTCTACGTAAGTGACGCCTTTCATCTCACGGACGGCAGCAAGTGTGTTGTTGTGACTGTGAGGCGTACTGCCTTTCAGGGTGACCACAAAAGCGAGGGTATTGCCAGTCATCTCATCATGTTCCAGCTGGATGCTGCTGGGTTCAATACCCAACGCCCGGATGTTGCGCAAAAAATCGCCAAGAGCGGTCTTTTTGTTCAACTCCACATAGACCTCCACGACGCGCGTGTTCCGATGTGCTGGAGCTGCACCATGTGGATCCCGTGATCTCCGAGTACACCGAGCGCCTGGCATACAGCATGGGCCGGACGTATGAGAAGATCATCCGCAACGAACTGAGCACCTGCACCAATGTCCTGTATGCAGAAGTGCTGGACGCCGACGGCAAGGTGGAGAGCCAGCCGCAGACCCGCCAGGCGCTGAAGACCGCGATCGAGGGCGGCAAGAATGCGAACCTGACCATGCGCGTGATCGCCAAGGCGGCGAACCTGCTGACCAAGGCGAACGCGCCCAAGTACAGCGGCAACGAATACCTCTGTGTTGCCAACCCCTCCAACATCCACGACCTGCGTCTGAACGACCCCAACTGGGTGGAGGTGCACAAGTACTCCAACCCTGAGCCGATCTACAACGGCGAAGTGGGCAAGGCCCATGGCGTGCGCTTTGTGGAAACCACCCTGGCGCCGGTCATCAAGGGCGAGGACGATACGCAGGCGATCTACCAGCCGATGGTGTTCGGCCGCGATGCGTTTGCGGTGGTGGATCCTGAGGGCGCCGGTCTGGAAATGATCCATAAGAGCCGTCAGGAAGCGGGCGGCCCGCTGAATCAGTTCTCCACGGTCGGTGCGAAGATGGCCCTGGCGGCCAAGGTGCTCTACCCCGAGCGCATGGTCGTGATCGAGTGCGGCTCTACGGAGTACGGCAACATCGACGAGGACAACTTCGAGCTGGAGCGCCAGGAATAAGGCGTTGACGATGTGAACAAACGGCAGGCGCGGGGGCAACCCGCGTCTGCCCCATTCAAGGAGGGATACCATGGCGAAGAAGAACACGACGGGCGACATCGAACTGTCTGAAGATGTCAAGCGAGCCCTGGGCTACGGTGAAGATGAAGAAGATGTGAAGCAGCAGCGCGAAGAGCAGGACGACGTGCAGGACGAGCTGGCCATGCTGCGCAAGCAGCTGGAAGAGAAGGAACGTGAACTGGCCGCGCGCGAAGCGGCCCTGGCGGCGAAGGACGCCCCCACGACAAAGAGCGACGTGCCTGTGCAGGCGGTTCCCGTCAACGCCCGGGAAGAGGCGGAGAAGGTGTGGAAGGAGAAGCGCAGCGTCTTCATCCCCCGCGCGATGGGCGGTGAGCAGAAGTTCGTGATGGTGGGCGTCAACGGTCGCCGCTATCAGGTGCCCCGCGGCAAGACGGTAGAGGTGCCGCTGCCCCTGTACGAGCGCATCATGATCATGCTGGAAGCGGAGACGAAGGCGCAGGAGTTCCAGGAGAAGCTGCGCAAGGCCTCCGAGGAGGAAAATGTGCTCAAGCGCATTGTGTAAGACCCGAAAGGGGCAAGAGGCAACACGCCCCTTGCCCTTTTTCTGTGAGGAGAAAAGATGGACGGACTGAAAAGAATCACGATCGCGGAAGCGGTGGAGCGGATCGACCTGCACAGGGCGAACACGATCCCGCGGGAAGAAAAGGTCGCGTGGCTCAACGAGCTGGACCGCGCGGCATGGGTGGAGATATTCACGACGCATGTCGGTCTGCCGCCGGAAAGCCGCTTTGACGGATACGACCAGGACACAGACCCCAGCACGCTGCTGCTGATCCCGGAGCCGTATGCAGATGTGTACAAGCACTGGATGGCGTCGAAGATCGCACAGGTGACGGGAGAAAGCGGCAAGTATGCCCAGGACGCGGCGCTGTACAACGCAGCGTACCAGGCGTTCGGGGACGCATGGCGCAGGACGCACATGCCGATCAAGCGGCGCAAGTATATCAGATTCTGAGGAGGCGGGAAAATGCCGTATTTGCCCGAGATCCCGACATGGGAGACTCAAAACATCACGACAACGGCCTTTCACGGCCTGAACCGCGGGCTGGTGGTGTCCGAGGGGGAAATGGAGGACATGAAGAACATGACCTCCGACCACTTCCCTGTGCTGGCCACACGGGCGCACAGGATGACACCCACATGGCCCGGCGTGGAGGATGGCGGAAAGGTGGAATATGAGCACCCGCAGGGAATGCTCGGGACAGATCGGCTGGTGATCAGCGACGGCGGGAAGATCTACATCGACGGGGTAGAGAAAGCCGGGATCACGCTCAGCACTGACCCTGCGATGGAGCCCAAGCACATGGTGGCCATGGGCGCCTATGTGTGCATCTGGCCGGACAAGAAGTACATCAACCTGGCCAACCCGGACGACTACGGGAATATGGGATACAAGTGGCGGGCGGAAGAAGATCACGTGATCACTGCCATGATGTGCCGCAAGGACGGGCGCGATTATCAGGACTACGAGATCTACATCTCAACGGCTGCGCCGGGCGAACCTTATGACAAGCAGCTGTGGCTGGACACGAGCGGAAACGAAGACGTGCTCAAGCAGTACAGCGCCATTTACAACGAGTGGGTGCAGGTCGCGACCACCTACATCAAGATCCAGGCGACAGGGATCGGAAAGCACTTCAAGGATGATGACGTGATCTTCATCTCCAGCACGGGCGAGGAATACGAAGAACCCATCCCGCCCGAGGGAGAGGAAGGCGAAGAGGGAGAAGACGGCAGCGGGGATGAAAGCGGAGGAGAGGAAACAACGCCGGCGACGGCTGCGGAAACATCCTATGGCTCCCTGTCCTTTGAGACGGAGTCCTTCTTCCTCAACAGCAGCTTCCGCACGACGCATTACGGTGGAACGAACTATGTATCGACCACTGCGACGATCGAGGAGCGGACGAAGGTGATCCAGGTGACGGGGATCCCTTCCGGAGCCGTGGTGCAGAGCGCTGAGCTGACCTTCAGCGTCAGCAGCTCGAAATACGGCGCAAAGCTCCTGACCGTCAATGGAACGAGCGTGCAGGTCGGGGAGAACAAGCTGCCCGTGACGGTCACGAGGAACGGGGACGTGTCCTTCCTGTTCAGATTCCAGAGCAACAACAATGCCAACGTAAGCGGCAGTCACTCCGGCAGCGTGACCTTCAGCGAGATCAAGCTGACGGTTACGTACAGGATCACCAAGACGCCGGAGGTACAGGTGCAGGAGCAGCTGCTGGAGCTGAACAGCACCAACCGTATCTACGCCCGCGGGGATGATTACATCATCGTGGCGGGCCTGCTGCGGCGCAAGATGACGCTGGTGAACACCACCACGGTGGAACTGCGGATCCCGGATCTGGATTATGTGACGGAGAGCAACAACCGGTTGTGGGGCTGCAGCTACAGCAACGTGGACGGCACGCTGACGAACGAGATCCGGGCCTGTGCGCTGGGTGACATCCGGAACTGGTACAAGTTCAGCGGCACAAGCATGGACAGCTATGTGGTGTCCATCGGCAGCGACGGGAAATTCACGGGGGCCTGCACGCTGCGGGGGAATCCGATCTTTTGGAAGGAAACCTGTCTGCACAAGATCAGCGGAACGGAGCCGAGCAACTTCACGCTGAACACCACCATGTGCAGAGGCGTGCAGGAGGGCTGCTGGCGGTCGCTGGCGATCGTCAACGAGCTGCTGCTGTACAAGAGCCGCACGGATGTGATGGCCTACGACGGGAGCATCCCCTACCACATCGGAGAGAAGCTGGGGCGCACACGATGGTACGAGGCAGCCGGAGCCGCCTACCTGGACAAGTATTACCTGTGCATGCGTGACGAGCAGATGAAATGGAGCCTGTACGTGTACGACACGGCGAAGGATCTGTGGCACAGGGAGGACGACAGCGTGGTGCATCACATGGCCAATGTCATGGGCGAGATGTACATGCTGCGGGAGAATGGCACGACGCCGGTACTCCAATGCATCGGAGGGCAGAGAGGAGAAACGGAGCCAGCATTCGACTGGATGGTGAAGTTCGGTGTGTTCGGCGTGACGCAGGCGCAGCAGAAGGCAGTGTCGCGCTTCAGCATCCGGGCGCAGCTGGCGGCGAAGAGCAGCATGACGATGCTGATCCAGTACGACTCCGACGGCGTATGGCACGACATGGGCACGGTGAAGGCACCGTATTTGCGCACCTTCCTGCTGCCGGTGCTGCCTAGGCGCTGCGACCACTGCCAGGTGGTGCTGCAGGGGTACGGAGACGCGAAGATCTACAGCATCGACCGAGAATACGAGGCGGAAGGAGACGGACACTATGGCAAGTATTCCCGAAGTGCCAATGCCTGAGCGCCCGCGCGGGACGCCACAGGAGCAGATCAACATGCTGTACCGCTATGCATGGCAGCTGGCGGAGACACTGAACAACATTTTGAACATCATGCAGAAGGAGCGTGAAACGAATGATCCTCCCGTATCGTAAAGAACCCTTTGCCATGGTAGACCTGCAGGACACTGCAGAACAGAACAGCAAGGGTCAGAACAAGGGACAGTATGTGACAGACCGTACGCCGGCCAAGCAGAAGCCGAAGCTGCCGGAAACGCCCAGGGCGCAGGGAGGCGGCAGCGGTGGAGGAGGCGGCGGTGGAAGCGCAACGCCCGATCAGTACACCGCCCAGGCCAATGCGCTGTATCAGCAGCTGATGGCCCGCGGGCCTTTCCAGTACGACCTGCAGGGCGATATGTTCTATCGGCAGTACGCGGATCAGTACACGGATCTGGGCAAGCTGGCCATGCAGGACGCCATGGGAACGGCCGCCGGACTGACCGGAGGATATGGCAACAGCTACGCAGAGCAGGTGGGGCAGCAGGCCTATCAGCAGTATCTGACGCAGCTGAACGCGATGATCCCCGAGTTTTATGACAGGGCCTATCAGGCGTACATGGACGAGGGAGACCTGCTGCTGCAGAAGTATCAGCTGGCGCAGGCGCAGGCTGACGCAGAGGCCGCGCGGCGGGCAAGCGCCAGCGGAGGATCCGGCGGAGGATCCAGCGGGAAGAGCAATGCGAGCGCGGATGAGCTGGCAGCGCTCCTCAGCACGCTGAAGAAAGGGACGGGCACTTCTCAGCAGGCTGCGGATATGAACGCCCTGCTGGGCATGGGATCCGCGCAGCAGAGCCTGCTGGACGAGCTGCTGCTCAACTACAACCTGTACGGGTATTACCAGTAAGGAGGCACCATGGCAAGGAAGGACTTCTCGAAGCTCGCGGCCGCACAAGCGGCCGCATCTCGTATTACGCCGAAGCAGGTACTGGACACCAGCCGGGCCGCAATGGACAGCTTCATCCGGCAGAATCAGGCCGCGCAGCTTGCCCACCGTCAGGCAGAGCAGGAAACAGACGACCTGTACACGCAGACGGTGAAGCGGTACTTCAGCCAGCATGACCTGCCCACGCGGCAACTGTATGCGCAGACGCTGAAAAAGGGTTACGCCAATGTGACGCCGCAGGAGCTGGCGCCGCTGCTGGAGGGAAGCGCCAACAAAGTGGCGGGGAGCGCGTGGGATTATATGACCGGAGGTGGACGCACGGCGCTGGATCGGGCAACGGTGGACAAGTACGACTTCCTCAGGCAGTATCAGCACGAAGGCGTATTCGACACGGAGCGGAACATCCAGACGGGCAACACCTCGCTCCTGACGGATGCGTACATGCAGGACATGCTGAAGAAGTATCAGGAAGCAGAAGCGAAGCAGACGCAGCAGGTCCGGCAGCAGACGTACATCAACCAGATGGCGAGCAAGAACCCGCAGAGCGAGTACACCAGGCAGCTGCTCAACCAGCTGCCGAACTATCTGCCGTCGGGTGAAAACGCCTATGACGTCATCTACGATACTGCATTCGCGCAGAGCAACAACTTCGAGGCGAATGACCAGGCATTGACCACCATCCTGGATCACCTGCTCACCTGGGACAGCGTGTCCAACGGGACGACCAAGCGCACGGTGGATGAGCTGATGGACATCGAGGATGACGACGAGTTCTTCCGAGAGGTGAACCGCCTGTACAACCAGGCATCGGGCCGGGAGTGGGTGGCATCGGAACTGCCGGAGCAGCAGCCGTATGATCTTTGGGTTGATTCGCTGGAGGGCCAGCTGGCGCGAAACGAGCAGGAGCAGGCCATCGTCGCCCAGGCATACGAGGATCCTGAATTCCTGGCCAAGAGCGAATACGATGCAGCGGGCTACAATGCCGCCTACATGCTGGACGAGAGCGGAAACTGGATGGGTAAAATGTACTCCCCCACGGACTACCTCCTGTACGCAAGGGGTACGGATGACAAGCTGTATCACTACATCAACGGTAACTATGCGCCCATGGCCAGGGATGCATATTACAGCACGGACTACACGAACAGGGGATACCATCTGCTGACCTCTGATGAAAAGGCCGTGTACAACTACTACTACCAGCAATCGCCGGAGGAGGCAAAGGCGTATCTGGATCTGATCCAGCCCAAGCTGATGGAGCGCCGGGCTGACGCAGAAGCGAAGCAGGACGAACTGTACGCCACAGACCCGATCACGGCGGCGCCCACCTTCATCGCGGGCGCGCTGGCGACGCCCCTTGACGCGCTGACAGGGCTGGGCAAGGCTGCGATGGCGTTGAGCGGAAACGATGACCCGAACGCCCCCATTCACCGCCTGTCGCAGTACAAGAGCAATACGGCGGGCGCACGTCAGGCCGCGATCAATGAGCTGGAATGGGGCGGACTGGAAAAGGGCCTGGGGCTGCTGGACACGGCGGCGACGTCGGGCGCGGACATGGCGGTATCGATCGGCATGGGCATGGCGCTGGGCGGCGCGGGCGTGCCACTGGCTGCCGGGACGACGGCAGGCGGTCTGATGGCGGCGGAGGCTGCATCGGCAGACCTGACAGAAACGGCATCGGACGACATGTCCGGCGCAGCGAGAGTCGCACGCTCGCTGGCGGTAGGATCGCTGGAAATGCTGACGGAGAAATACTCCATCGATGAGCTGCTGAAGACGCCCAAGACGCTGCGCGGCTACCTGATGAAGAACATCCTGACAGAGGCATCGGAAGAAGCTGCCTCCTCCGTTGGCGGGACGCTGGCAGACGAGATCATCTCCCGCATCGATGGCAGCAAGAGCGATCTGAAGGAGCAGGTGGATCAGCTGACGGCCGCCGGCGTAGAGAACGCAGGGCAGAAGGTGCTGCAGGGATTTGTTGAGGGCGTCGCATATGAAGCGTTGGCCGGCGGCGTGACGGGCGGCCTGATGGCAGCGGGACCGGCCGCCGCAACCTACACCGGGCGCAGGAAGACCGGCAAAGCCGTCGTGAAGAGCGAGAACGTCGACAACCTGATTTCCATCGGGCAGAGCATGGACAGCACCACAGCCAGCAAGGAGCTGGCAGACGCCATGGCCAAGAGCAGGGACAGCAAGAAGAAGACCTCCCTGGCAGATCTGGGACGGCTTCATGCGACGCTGCTGGAGGATCTGAACAGCGAGTACCATGAGACCATCAAGCAGCAGACCACGGACGCCGTGGCGCAGGAGCTGGAGAACACGCTGCAGGAGCTTGGTCATGAGGTAGAGCAGGGATACAGCGTGAAGGAGCTGGCCGAGGGCATCGTGGCCCTTGCCGGCGACGGTAAAATGAACAACGGTGCCAAGGTGCCCACGAAGCTGGAAAGGTACATCCGGACGCACCAGAGCACCATGATCACCCTGCGGGAAATGAACGATGGGGCATCCGATCTGAAGAGCAGGATCCAGATGGAGCGGATGAATGCCACGGTCAATTACGCCGAGAGAGTGAAAGCGGTGGAGGAAACCGCGAAGAAGCCGGAGGAAGCTGCGGAAGAAGAGGCGCCGCAAGCAACGCCAGAAGCGGAAACAGGTACCCGAGCAGAGGAAATCAGCGGCGAAATCGGCGATGAGGTGGCCAAGCTCACGAGAAATCGGCCCAAGGTGGGTACCTTCAGTCGTCTGGTAGATATTGTGGAAACCGACGGGGCGACCAGGCAGGCGCGCGTGATTGGCGCACGGCACGCAGGCGGCGAGCTGCAGGTGATCGTGGAGGACGAAGAAGGCGGCCGGGAGACGGTGGCCTATGACGACATCGACGCGGCTGAAGATGAAGGTGTGGCCAGTGTTTTGGCATATGCCGAGCGACACAGCGAAACGACCGAGGAGGAAGTGGAGCTGATGCTGCAGCAGATCGAGAGCGGGAACGATGCGGCGACGGTGATCGGCGACGTGACGGACGCTTATGACGCCGGTGCGCTGGGGATGGAAATGCCGTCGGTTGAAGCCGCAAGCGAAGAATCTGCCGGCAGCGAGACAGAGACGACCCAGGGAGCGCCCGCAGCGTGGCGCGTGCAGCTGAGGGAGGAAGCGTACGCGATGGGCCAGAGGGCCGCAGAAACGGCAGAAACAGCCCGTCTTGCAGGAACGGCAGCGAGAAGCCGCGGGAAAGGAACCGTGCTGTATATGGGCGACGTGGGCAACACGACCCAGGTGGAGGACAGCGGAACGAGGCAGAAGGTGCAGCGGATCGAGGAGCGCCTGACGGATGATCAGAGGGCGCAGGTGAAGACGCTGGAGCAGATCGCCAAGGTAACGAAGATGGACTTCGTGCTGTTTGAGAGCAGCGCACAAGAGGGCGAAGAGCTTGTCACCCCGACCGGATGGTACGACAGCGGGAGCAACCAGCTGTATATCGACCTAAATTCGGGCGCAAGCCGCGGCGGGGAGACGATGGTCAACTACGCGATCCTCAAGACGGCAGCACACGAGATGACGCACTTCGTCGAAAACAACAGCGCGGATGAATATGCCCGCCTGCGGAACCATGCCCGTCAGCTGCTGAAAGAGCAGGGGAAGGATTATCTGCAGATGGTGCGCAGCCACATGGGCGGAGAGCGCGGGCTGAGCAGGAACGCAGCGGAAGCAGAGACGATCGCAGACGCATGCGAAATGATGCTGCAGAACACGGAAGCCGTCAAGGCGCTGGCGCAGCGTGATCCGGGCCTTGTGGGCAAGATCAAGGAATTTGTGCAGGCCTTCGTGCGCAGGATCCGCAAGGCCATGGCCAGCCTGACCGCGACAAGCGAGGAAGCCAAGGCGCTGACGGTGGTCAGGGACGGCGTGGAAAGGTACATCGGTGACCTGCAGCAGATGTGGGATGATGCACTGGTGGCGGCAAGCACGAAGAAGAATGAGATGAAGGTGGAGAGACAGTCAGAGGCTACCGGAACTGAAAGGCAATACGCGATCCGAAGTTTATCAGACGGAAGACAGTATGTCGAAGAAGATAGGGAAGTCATCACTGGCAGCAATCCCGAAATATGGCGTGATCAGATTATGGATTACATCAACCATGAAATCAGAAATGGGCGTGATGTAACTGTATATGCTGCTGATGGAGAAGCGCTGACAATAACAAAAGACACAGCAGGCAAGTCTCGGTTGTTCTCCGTGTTTATCCTGACGAATGAACACGGTAATCACGGCGACTCCATGATCCCGTCTGTGGTGGCTATGCGCATGATGAAGGATTTGTGTAACAACGCTGACGTTCCTTTCTTGCGCTGGTTGAAGGAAAATGCGATTGTGACGTTCATCCCCGTTGGCAATCCGTATGGCGGGTACAATAACGCAAATGGCGTGAACATCAACCGCAACTATGACACGCCCGGCTGGGCTGGCAGTAACACCGACCCGTCAGGAGGAACTAATGCATCCGGCGCGTTCGGGCCTTATGCGGGAAGCGAAATCGAAACCCAGTACATAATGAATACGATCCAGCAGTGCAAGGCTGACGTTGCCCTGAGCGGTCACGGGAGAGGCGTGCCGGTGGATGAAGCGGGTGAGTACAATTCGAGCGCACAGTTCCAAGGCTGCGGATTCGATCCGGAGCGGATGTGGAACGTGGAAGCGACTCTGTTCAGTATGTATAACTTCGGTTTCCAGCCAATCGGCCAGCATGCGTACCCTGACCATACCTCCGACAGCTATGAAAATGCTGGCAAGTCTCCTTCCTACATCCAGTACGCCGGGGCGGTCGGTGGCCTGATCGAGATTGATGATTATGAGGTCGGGACGCTGGATTGCTTCACTCCGCTGGCAATGGAGCAGGCATATGCAGAGTTGATTCTGACACTGCAAAACTGGTGTCAGGAAGCGCTGGAGAAGGCTGCGGAATAAATTTCTGACAAGAAAGCTCAGTAAGGAGTAAACGCATGATCGAAAGATGCATCTGCTGCGGCGAGATCATCCCGGAGGGGCGGCAAGTCTGCCCCTCCTGCGAGGCCGCAGCCAAGGAGGCGATAACAGATGACAAAGAAAATCCCCGCGCTTGAACTGGTGCGCGACTTCCAACGGATGCACAGGGAGGACTGGGACTATGATTGGGGCGCATCCAGTGACGGCAATGTGGACTGCTCCGGTGCTTTTGTGTGGGCCTACCGACAGCGCGGCCTGAGCATCTACCACGGGAGCAACCGCATCGCCCGCGTCCATGTGGAGCGCCTGATCCCCTACGCAGAAGCGGCTGCAAATGGCCTGATCGTGCCCGGCATGGCAGCTTTCAAGCTGCATCTTCCGGGCGAATCCGGCTATGATCTGAGCAGCCAGTACAAGCCCGGCGGCGACCGATACACCGGCGATGTGGGCGATTACTACCACATCGGCCTCGTGGATGAGGACACCCGGTATGTGCTCAACGCACAAGGCACAAAAAACGACTTCGAGCGCAACAAAATCACGGATAACTGGTCGCACGTCGCAAAGCTGCTGGACGTGGACTATGAGACACCCGGGGAGGCGGATGCACCGATGATTGATGTGCATGATACCATCCGCAGGGGCGCGAACGGATCCGCTGTCGTGCGTGCACAGGGCTTGCTGGTGCAGCATGGATATGACATCGCAACGGATGGCGTATTTGGTAAGGCGACGGAAGCAGCCGTGAAGGCCTTCCAACGGGAAACGGGCCTGAAGGACGACGGCATCGTGGGGCCGCTGACGTGGGCCGCACTGGCCGAGGGGATCCCTGATGTGGAGATGGAGCCGGATGCACCGCCGGGAAACGCGTGGGACAGCATGACGCTGGAGGAGAAGGTCGAAGACCTGCACCGATGGCGGCTGTCCATGATGGGAGGGGGTGACACCGATGGATCTTGATAGCCGTGTGATGGAGCTGGAAAAGACACATGCTGCTGCGGAAGAGCAGCACAAGACCCTTTTCAGGCGCGTGGGAAAACTGGAAGAAGAGCAGAAGACCATGCAGGCCTTTGCCGTCAGCTTGGAGAAGCTGGCCAATGCCGTCGGCAGCACTGAAAAAAAGGTGGACGGCTTGTGCAAAGACGTGGAGGACATGAAAGCCAAGCCCGGGAAGCGATGGGAAGCGCTGGCGATGGACGCGCTGAAGGTCTTTTCAGGCGCTATTATTGCGTATCTTTTGGCGAAGATTGGGATTGGGTAAGCCACTGAAACTCAGATGCGTACAGAAGCTTTCCTGTATCAGTCTCCCAGACGCATTCGAGAAGGTCTTCAACTGATACACCAAATGTATGTGCTAGCCTGATAGCTGTATCAGCACGGATATGGGTCGGGCTGACCATGCCAGACTCAATGTCGCGTATATGACGGATGCTGAGTCCGGTCAATTGCGACAGGTCGCGCTGCGACATTTTCCAAGCTAAACGATACTGCTTTACTTTCATATTTAGTTCCTCCCTTGAGAAGTGTGTTTTAAGGTGTATACCAGGTAATATAAGGTTTGAAACAAGAAAGGGGAAAACTCATGAAGATCAACTGGAAAATCCGCCTGAAGAACAAGACTTGGCTGGCCGCTGCGCTGGCTCTGTTGGTCACCTTTGTTTTCGACGTCCTCGCTCTGTTTGAGATCGCCCCGGCCATCACGCAGGACAATGTGATGCAGCTGATCACCATCGTCCTGACCGTCCTCAGCGGCCTCGGCGTGATCATCGATCCCACCACCCAGGGCATGCAGGACAGCGACCGCGCAATGCACTACACTGCGCCCGGGGTGATCGAAACGGAGCCCCCCGACGGACAGTAAGGCGGTGAAGCGATGGACAACAGCATCATCGCAGCCAACATTCGTGAGAGGATCCACAAGAAGCGCGACCGACAGATCATGAGCAGAAAGATGATCGACGGCGCAACCTATGAAGAAATAGCCGAAGAGTTCGGCATGTCTCCACGCGGAGTCAAGTATGTAGTACAACGTCATCGGGACACCATCAGGTGACCGGACACCCTCCCTTCGGGGAGGGCTTTTTTTATTGCCCGGAATTTGCACCGAATGTGCACAAAAGCTGCCCTGTCTGTTCATCGCGGGCAGGGCGTTTTTTTGTGATAATTGGGGCGTAAAGGAGGCGATACCCATGTTTGGCAGTCAGCAGCCGATGTACGGCAACCCCTACCCGCAGAGGTACCCGCAGCAGCCCATGCAGGGCTACTACCAGCAGCCGATGGCGGCGATCCCCCAGCAGCAGGTGCAGCCGGTCGACCTGATCAGGGTGACTGGCATCGAGGGCGCGAGAGCGTACCCCGTGACGCCCAATTCGACCGTTCCGCTTTTTGATGCAGATCGTGACGTGCTGTATGTCAAATCGACGGACGCTGGCGGATTCCCGACCATTCGGGCCTTTGCGTTTGCCCCATTGCAGGACACGCAGCAGCAGCAGCCGGAGTACGTCACCCGGCAGGAATTTGAGGAGCTTCGGGCGATGATATCTCCCCGTAAAGCCAAAACGGCAGAAAAGAAGGAGGAAGATTGATGGAAGAAATGGAGACGGGCTTTGTGATGAGCCCTATTGATTCAACGAACCAGGACAAGGGTGCGTGCTTCCCAGATCTCTCATGGATTCTGCTGCTTATTGCCTCCATGTTTGGTGGCAATGAAATAAAGGATGCCATGATGGATGCAGCGATGGAAAAAGCAAAGGAGGTTATCGAGCGTGGCAAGCATCTTATTCGGGAATCGCCCCAATCAGCCGATTCCGACGAGTAATACCATGCAAACGCTGATGGAGGCAGCCCGCGCCGGAAAACGCCCGCAGGATGTGCTGCCGCAGCTGGCAAAGCAGGATCCTACGGTCATGCAGGCTATGCAGATCATCAGCGGCAATGCGCCGCAAGCGGTGACCGGCATCATCCAGAACCTCGCCGCAAAGCGCGGCATCACCATCCCGGCCCTGATGGAGCGGCTGGGACTCAGGTAAGGCGACAAGGCTGAGTGCACGCGGCCTTCGCAATAAATCCCCCCTACGACGAGAAAGGAGACCCATATGGACGAGAATTTTGCTATGGGCTACGCCATGGGCCAGGATAATGGCAATGGCAACTGTAACGACGGCCTGTTCGGCGGCGGCTCCGGCGGCTGGCTGGGCATTCTGCTG